GTGCGAGGATTGTCGAGTCGAGCACCGCAGGGTCGGCACCGAGTGCCGAGAGGTTGAGGAACCAGTACGTCGACGGCGTGACGATGCCGCCTGGTTCGATCACGCCGAGCACATGCTCGTGCGCGGCTTTCATGTAGTCCGCGATGCACAGGATTCGTTCTCGTTGCTCGTCGGTCAAAACGACCGGGCTCACAATGTAGAAAGAATACCACAACGGAGATCCTACACTTGGTGAGATTGTCGTACTCGTGCCGAGCAACGAAACATCGAGCTGCCAGTACGGGCGGAAGTTCAACACGTCAAGCGTGACCTCGATGTCGAGGAAGAACCGCACCGCGTTGATGATGCCTTGGTCGGTTCCCTTCTGCTTGTAGATGGAGATCAAGATCCGCGCGAGCTTGCGCTTATCGTTCTCGGTGAGGTCGGGGATGCACGCCTCGAACGGGTCGCCTAGATCCTGAAGGATCGCTTCGACGAACTCGATGGGTGCTTTGTCGATGTCGATGATCGAAGTCCACCGGTCGATGCTGCAAAGCAAAACCTCGACAACATCCTGCAACACGAGCATGAACTTGCGAAGGTCGCCCGTGCCGCCCCTCGGGTCGGCCTCGGTGCCGGGGTCGTCTTCGCGGATGTTCATCTCAGGGATGAAGTCGAGCAGTTCAAAGCGACGCCCCGCGGGACGGTCGCACACGAAGCCGTTGAACGTGATCTCTTGCCCGTTCGGATCGATGACGTTGAAGCGTTCATCAGTCACGTTCTGTGCGGTCAAGGTGTAGCCCGCGCCGGGCGATGCGTCCCACTGGAACGTGAGGTCCACGGCGGTCGCGTCACCGGGCACCGCTGCCGCTGCGATCACGGTGAGCGGCACGGCGGGCGCGGTCGTGCGGGCGATGGTGTAGTTCGACGCGGTGAGCAGTTGCGCCGGGGACATCGTGTCGTTGAACGTCAAGCGCAGCACGTCAACGTCAATCATGTTTGCGGTCTGCACCGACGGCGCGATGGTGTCGGCGATGGTGAACGTGTACGTCTCGTCGATGGTCTCGGTGCCGGGCACGTTCTGCGATTGCACTTGCACCGTCACCGCTTGCTCGCTCACGAAGTCGGTAGCCACGGGGAAGTCGACCACGAACTTCGCATCATCGCCGGTGAGCCCTTGCGCAGCGGACACGGCGACCACGAACCCGTTGAGCGACACGCCGCCAGCGAACGCGGTCACGCCGTCGACGGTGATGGTGGTGTTCGCGGTGTCGATGCCGTTGCCGGTTGTGTCTGCGACGAAGAACGAGAACGCCTCGATGTCGGGCGAGACGGAGATCTGCTCCGGCTGCGGGTAGCGGTTGATGAGCACGAGGTCGCTGCTCGTCACGGGCGCGGTGATCTGGTCGAGGTACAGCGACGGCAACACGCACGGCACGTCGACCCCAGCACCACCGCCGTCATCGTAGAGCGTGAGCGTGACCTCAAGCCCGAAGTTCCCCGCGACGCCGGTGACGTTGTGCGCGAGGTCGTTGAGGTCGATGGTGAGCGGGAAGTTCAAGCCGCTCAGTTCGTCCGCGCCGAAGTCGTAGGTGTCCGACCACGATGACAGCCCGCCGATGGTCAGCGTGACGCGCCAGCCGTAGCCGGTCGGCGGTGCTTCATTGAGGCGAAGCGTACCGAGCCAGTAGAAGAATCGGGTGTCGTTGATCACGCCCGCATCGGACGTGACGCGGATGCGGTTGCCTGCTTGAAGCACTGCGCTCTCGTCACGCGCGTCAGAGCCGAGCACGAGCGAAGCGGTGCCCGCACCTGCACGCGGCGCGTGGTTCACCGGCCGTCGCCAGAGTTGGCGGTAGCTTGAGCTTCGTTGCAGTGCCCCGAACGCCATGACTTAGACCTGCCGTGCGATGGTGATCTGATCAAACGCTGCGCGGCGTGACACGTTTGCGGAGTACATCCCGAAGCCGAAACGCCCGCTCGTGTACGGCACCGATCCTGAGTTGATGCCGAGCGCGTCATCGGTGAACGGCGCCATGCCATCGATGTCGGTCCACACCGGCGCGGTCACGGTGTTCGTCGTGAGGTCGTTCTGCTTCATTGTGATGATCACGTCGCCGGTGCCTTGCACTACCGCGTCGATGCGCAGATGAATCCACGTGTCGACCGAGATCGCTGCGGCCGACTTGCGGAGGATGCCACTCGTGCCAACGTCACCCGCAGGCAAGCCCGCGCTCATCTGCCCCTTGACGAGAACGATGTGCGAGGGATCATCGTCCTGCAAGCCGAGCATGTACGAGTTGTCGGTGGCGTTCGGTCCTTGCGCGAGGATGAAAAGGAACGGCGCGTAGTCGGTGTTTGATGCGCTCGGCATTCGCTTCATCGCGCCGGTGATGCGCCCGCCCTTGTTCGCGGCGGTTGGATTGAAGGTCGCGTCGAACGAGTAGAAGCTGCCGGCCATGCCGGTCACGCCGCTCGCGATGGAGTTGAAGCCGTAGGTGAACGAGCCGCCACCATTCGGAACAGTGATGCCCGAGGTGACGCCCCGCGCAAGCGCAGCGGCGGAGATGCTTCCAGTGAGTTCGGTCCAGTCGGTTGATGCCATGATGAGATTCCTCAGAAGGGATAGGGGTTGTTATCTTGCCCGATCCAGTTGTCAGCGAGCAGCGGAAAGTCGATCGCGTCGTACAGCGTGACCGCCCCGACCGTCGGTGCAGTCGTGGTGACGAGTAGTTCAGTGCCCGTGACGCGCGGCTTGATGCTGATGATGTTGCCCACCGCTGTCGCCGACGCGAGCGCGCTGTTGTTGGTGATGGTGTTGGCGACGGCGAGCGCGATGGCGCCGGTCGTCTCTGCGCCGGGTGATGTGTAGAGGAACGCGTTGCCGTTGATGGTGACGGTGTAGTCGCCTGCGGGGTTCGAGTTGACCGTGACGATCTGCGTCGTGTCGACCACCCCTTCAAAGTCGTCCGCGGTCTTTGTGCTGTTCGCGAAGTCAGCCACGACGGAGATCGCCGCGGCACCTTGCCCCCAGTTCGTCTCGAAGTCTTCGGGGTCACCGACGACGCCGTTGATGGACGCATCGACGAGCGTGCCGTTGACGAACACGAAGTAAGTCGGCACGCCCCATCCTGTCTCGAAGTCCTCGAACACGAACACACCGAACGACGCAGCAACGAGCGCGGGAGATGTGACGAGCCCGCTACCTGCCCACGTCTCGCCGCGGAACAGTTCAGCGAACGAGGTGGTCGGAAAGTCGAACTGCGCGTCAGCGTACGTCGTCGGGAGTATGACTGCGAGCACGGCCCACGCGGGACCGTAGAAGATCTCCTCGGGGCGCTCGATGCTCAGTTCGCCGATGAACCCCGCGAACTTCGTCACGGTGTCGATGTCTGAGGTGGTCGCCCACGTGTCAGGCTCGCCGCCTTCGCGGAACAATCCGGTCGCGGTTGCAAGCGCGAAGCCGAGTGCTGCGTTCGCGTCGCCGCCGGTGATCTGAATAGTCACGTCTTCAAGCACTGCTTCGGCGTTGATGCGAACGCTGCCGCCGTCGTTGCCGGCCACGATCTGATTCGCTTGCGTGGTGATGACCGCGGCGACCTCATCGGCAGTTGCGGCAGTGATGTCTGCGAAGTCTGACGTGGTGAACACGGCCTGCTCGGTCACACCGTCGACGATGAACTGAAGCACCGACCCGTTCGGCAGGTTGTACGGTTCCGCGTTGCCACTCAAGAACGACGGACCCGTGCCGGGCGGGATCTCGAAGCTGAGGTTGGGGATCGTCGAGGGAGTCATGCGAACCTACACAGCGGGAGAAACAACTTCGCCAGTTTCACCGTCACGTACGGTCACGGAGTTGAGGGTAGGAAACTGCGCATACGTCAGAGCGAGGTCAGCGTGTTCGCCGTTTACTGTGAAGTCCACATCATTCGCGCCAATTTTTCGTACACCAGACACATTCTCTGCAACGCAGAAAAGGTCACTTAGCGGCAGTTTGAGGTCGTTGCCGTACTTAAGCCCAAACTTTACCAGCGTATTCTTTGTTCCATCAGGGTTACTTATTTGAAAGTAGTCGTTGAAGGCAGTGTTTATAGCTGTTGCGACGATATTCGGATTTTGCCCTGTTGCGAAGTAGGCACGGACAACAATGTCAACGGCAAGGTACTGTGGATCAACGACCTCAAACTTAAATGTAATTGTATTTGGGCGTGTAACTGTTAGCTCAGTTTCAACTGAGCTTTTCAGCGCTGCTGACGGCAAGCCGCCCCCATCAGGGACAATGTATAGAAAACCACGATTTTCAGCGACGCCTACGACTTGGTCGCTAGTTACCATGAGCGCACGCGCAACGCCTTCAATGTTCTCAGCGCCGATCTCATAGTCATCAAGCGATACGGTTCGATCCGTGATCTTAGTGCTCGGAGGAGCTTTCTGCTTGATCGCCGCGGTTGTCTCGCGATTCACACCCCCCGACGCCGCTGTTGGGTTTGTCGCAGTTGCGACAATTCTATTTCCGACAACGTCTAACACTGGTTCGTTTATTTTTACGATGGTGTTTGCGTCTACATTTCCAGACGCACCGCCCCCAACGCTATAGACAACAGTTAGATTGTCACTTGGGATTTGCCCGTTGACGCCGTCGCCAAAAGTAAGCACTCCTCGACCCACACTATCCACTGCTAGCGTGAAGTGAAAGTCAGTTGCTTTCGAGTTGAGAAAGGTGTCTACCTGCGTGTATGTGCCATTTGTGGCGTTTACTACTGCGGTGTTGTCAAGATACGGCGTACTACTGAGCACAATCTGCTGTGATGGTAAACCTGTTGAGGAGAAGGACTCTTCAAAGATTTCTCTATTAGCGACAGTAACGATGACTTGCGGGGGGTCTAATCCTGCGGGTATCTGAGTTACAAATATCTGCTCAAAAGTTATAGGATTAGCAAAGTTTGAGGTTAGATACTTGCGCCCCGCTGCGAGGACAATATCGTTAGTCGGCACCTCGTTCAGCGTCACGAGCAAGTCAGCGCTCGCGGCTGCGTTGCCCTCGGGCACGTAGTTCAACATCTTCGCAAGCGCCAGCACGTTCGACCGCACCACGGCGTCACTGAGCCGTGACTCCTTCGCCTGGTTGTCCTGGTAGAACGTGAGCACGTCGCCGGTGAACGCAAACAATTCGACGAGGATGTTGCCGAAGTTGGACACCTCGCGGTCAGTCCAGTCAGGGAATACCGACGCGATGAGGGCGAACATTCGCGTACGAAGAGACTCAAAGTCTTTATCAGTGTAGTCGAGATTTTTTGGTAAAAGCGCCATAACACTCTCAACCTAGCTGTAGTTCGGTTTCCGTTTGCTGATTTGTAGCAATAGCGGTGCGACTTTTGGACGACAGTATGTCGTAGCTAATTACGATATTGAGCTTACGCTCTTGCGTGTTCACGGTTATCTCAGAAGCCCGGATTTTTACTCGTGTATTCCAGTTTTCAATAGCTTGAATCACGTAGACGCGCGCTAGTTCTATCGTGCTCTCGTCTAAGTTAGAAAAGCGAAGGCGGTAGAGGAGCGCCCCAAACTCGGGACGCCAAGGGATCTCTCCCCGAGACACGGGCGAAGCTGCGATGGTGCCGAGCGTCTGCCCGACCTCTGCGCGGATGAGGTCGAGGTCGTTCGAGTTTGCGAAGTCTCCCTGACCGTTGCGCACGAACGGACGCAGCACACCGCGGCCGAGGTTCAGCGTGCCGACGACGTTGCGTGTGTCGCTGAGGTTGAGCGGCGGCGATGCGGGGCGCGTCGTCTCGGGGATGACCTGCGTGCCGTATGTGATCGTACCAGCCATCAGGGAACACCTCGCGGCAGCGGTGGGTTCTCACGCTTGCCGACCGTGCCGCCTCCGCCGCCAGACGAAGCGCCGATGACGACGATTCGGGTCGTTCCTTTGTCGTCATTCAAAGTGCGCACGAATGACGGGTCGGGCGGGACCGGGCGCGTAGTAGGTGGGGAAATCTCGGCCATCGTTTAGTCCCTACGGGTGAGGCGTGGCCCCGTCCCAAGGCATCGACCAACCACAGTTGATCGTAGTTGTGTTAGCCATCTGTATAGCCCATCCAATCCTGGTCAGACCGTCGGAAGTCCATCTTGCGCCCGTGTTCTCATGCGTGATGTTGACGTACCTCAAAGTACCCGCGATGTGCTGATTCCCTCCAGTGGTGAATCCCACACCGATAGGTGATCGGTAGTACCCGCCGAAGTCAGCGAAGGTCGGCTCTGCAACATCGAAAGGGAACTGCTCTCTGATCAGCGCGAAGGCCATCGCCCTGCCTGAGTTCAGAAGCGTGGTCTCATCAACCGGGCTGATCCGCGACCACTCCGACGACCCACTGAAGTCTCCGAGGACATAATGGCAGTTGCCATCTTGAAGCCCACTCGACGCGATGAATGGATAGTTGTCGCCCGTGTTCGGGTCGTCCACTTCTCCCGCGTATGTGAACCATGCGTCTTGCGCTACGCCAGTGTCGTCAGCCATGAGCATAACCATCCCGTTGTCCGCCCACCCGTACCAGATCGCGTTGGCAGTGTTGTGCGTGTTCGCGATCTCATTCGGCTCCGTGCAGAGGCCCGAGGTTGTTTCGGCGGCGACGGCAGCTTGCCCTGAGAGCGTAGCTCCTGCGACACCATCCTGCGTCACCCAGTCTTTGCGAGGGATGACGACGTTCGAGTCGTCCATGTCCAACGCATTTGGCCCGTATTGAAAAAACCACTGCCATCCAGTGTTCCCGTTGATCCCAGTGCCCGCGAACTCGACGACGATCCATCCGTCGGTTATGGCGGAGGCATCCGTCTTCCACGCACTCCCAGCGGCGAGGCCGTCCATTGTGCCGTCGCTCGACACGGACCTGTTCCCACTGTTGCTGCCCGCATCCCACGCTTCGATGATCTTCACGGTCACGCCACCGCCGCCAGGTCCCGCGGTGGCGAGGTCGCCGCCGGTCTCGCCGGTAAGCCATCGAATGAACTTGGATGCCTTCATGCTGTGGAAGGCGTGAACAGTGCTGTCTTTGTAGAGGGATGCTGGCATGGTCAGCCTATGACGATCATCTTGATGGTGAAGGTCGCATCAGATGCGCCCGAGTTGGTGATGGAGTAGTGCACGCTTTCGCTTTCGAGGTCGGTGCCATCGTCCGCGAGCAGGTAGGCGGGCGTTCGGTCGACGAACGCGGTGGTGAAGTCGTGGTCAGGTGATGCAGCGGCGGGCGCCTCGTAGATGAGTTTCGTGCGCGCCACGTCTGCATAGAACTTGATGCGCCCATCGGTCACCGCGTCAGCGCTCACGTTCAGGTAGCCGAGCGTCCCTTTGGTGGTGCTCACGTCGATGGTGCCCGTGCCGGTGCCGGCTGCGGCGATGAGGCCCGTGCTCGCCCCGGTGCCACGGCTGTCGATTGTAATCTTCGTGCGTGCGAAGTCGTTGGAGGAGTCCACGCGCAACGCAGGCGTGCTCGGCCATCCGCCCGAGCGCCGAACGAAGAACCGCAAGCCGCCACCGATGGTCGTGATTTGCGACGCGGAGTAGAGCGGCTGAAAGTTCGCGGAGTCGTACGCAAGCTCGACCTGACCGGTCGCAGCGAAACTCACCCACACGAAGATGCGAACGTCATTGATCAAGGGATCGATGGCGTCGAACTGAAGAGTCGTGTCGGCAGCGATCGGCTCGCCTGCTGCCGGTTGCAGATTCGTGAAGAGTGCCATCGCTGCCGTCCATCTTACTCGGTGAAGCCTAGCTCCTCAAGCACGTCACCGATGAGTTCCAGCGACGGCGGGATCGGGAGCGCGAGGCGAATGTAGGTGAGCAGTTCAATTGTCTTGTCGATGAGGATGACAGCGTCCTCAAAGTCCTCTGGATCGACAAGTGAGGAGATAGTGGGAATCTTGAACTTTGACAGCCCGATGATCTCAAGAAACAAGTTGATAACACCGATCAATCTGTTCACTGGAGCAGCACTTGAATTCTGCCAGTTTAGAAGTTGATCAAGATCTTCACGTGCACACGGGAGCACCCGCGCCAGCGCGATGTTGCCGGGGCGCGTGGCGGCAAGTTGCGCGTCGAGGATGCGAAGATAGTAAGCCCTCTGTCTAAGAATCTGGTTTCTTAGACCTTTGAAGTAGAGGATTAGCAGTTCGATTACGTCGGCGACGAGAGCAACCAGCGAGACCTGCGGGATCAAGTTGAGCAGTTCGGCGATTTTCTCGGCGAGGTTGGGAATGCAGTTCAGAATCTCCTGCGGGTTAAGCGTCGAGATCGCCTTGACACAATCGAACACAGCCACTACTGCGTCGATGATGTCGAAGATGGGCGTGAGCGGTGCGAGGGCCGTGTTGACCTGCGCGAAGAGTTGCCTCATTAGCGCGTCGAGCGTCGGTGGTGATGCGCTCGGAAGCGACACGCACACCTCAGCTCCCCCAGGGAACGTCACACACACGTCGCCGGGCACGGCGTCAACGTCGATGCAAAACGTACGGAGATCGGGCAACGGCATCAGATGTTCTCCGTGATTCCCTTGATGACCTTGCGCCCGCCGATATTCACAACGAGGCCGTCGATGTCGATGATGCCGAGCGACTTGAGCGAGATGCCGGCTGGTGCTGAGATCGCGAGCGTGCCTTGCACCGCGTCGAGTTCCATCATCAGCGCGTTGCCAGTGAGGTCTTCGTCGGTTGCTTCGTCACGCTTGCGCTTGATGAAGAGACGGTTCGACTCGTCGCGTTCATCGAACACGAGCACCCAGTCCTTCGTCTCGTACGCTTTGATCTTACCGGCCGCTTCCGCACCGTCTTGCTCCATCGCATCGCGCGGTTGTGTCGGCACCTCGCTCACGCCGTCTGGGAGGCCCCAGTGACCGGTCCAGAAACGCGGCTTGTCGGGGTCGCCACCGAGGAAGCACACGTATACTTCAGCACCAACGTCGGGCACGTCCCAGAACCCGCGCTGCGGTGAGCCGCTGCCAGGCATACCCATCGGCAACATCCACGGGCCTTCGGGCTCAAGTAGCCCCTCTACGCGAGCGCGGACACGACCAACCTTTTGCGGATCTTCGTTATTCGTGATGACGCCCTCATAGATTCCGTGAAAGCGTTGGTCAGGTGATGAGTCAATATACGCCATTAGAGATTATTGGGCACGTCGTCGACTTTAGCAAAACCTTCAT